GCCACACGCTCAGGAGTCCACGAGTACACCGTGGTTGAAGTTCCAGCTTCTGCGTCGGCTTGCGATACGGTTGCCGGCACATAAGGGGATGTCCATTCGGTATCATTGTCGTCGTTTGAGGCTTTTGCAAGCACCTGCCCGGTCGTGCCGCCCGAAGGAACGCCCGCGCCGTCAGTCCCGTTGACGACCGTGAACGTGGTTGTGGTGGCGTCCGTGTACGTGATGGTGTATGTGTCCGTGCTTCCCGCCGAACCGTCGCCGGATGTGCGCGTTATGCTTGCAATGCCGTTGCCGGTCGCGCCGTCCGCGCCGTGTGTGACGTCAAATGTGAACGTGGAATCGTTGGCAAGCGTAATGGTGTATGTATCTGTTGTGCCAGCGGAGCCGTCGCCAGCGGTACGCTCGATAGATTCAATACCCGGCACAAGCAGCGCATAATTCTCGCCGTCGTTTGTCGGCGCGACCTCGGAAACGTCCTGCAATGTGACGTACACGGAGCCTTGATAGGTTACAAGGCTGTACTGCGCAAACTCGTTGTTTTCCTCCGCGTCATACTCTCCGGCGACAACAAGCCCGAGGGTTTCCAGCACTGGAATCAGCGTGTCATTGAGAAACGACTTGATTTCGCCGACGTCCTCGTCAAACGCGGCTTTGACTTGCGACGCCGTGAGTCCGGAGCCGCGAATATTGTCTGGCAGATTTGATATGGCGTTCATGTCCGCCGTCAGTCTTGGTAGCGCCATTATTTCACCATCCCCGTAGAGCGAACCCTTATGCTGACGTTAAGCACTGTAAATGTCGTGTCATTTGTAACCGACGAGAAAATCAGCTTGTACCAAATAAACTTCTTCGCCTTTAGTTTCAGCCGCGTTGTTTTCGGTTTCTCGTTCGGGTTGAACGACAGCGTGGCAAAGTTAATTTTCAACCAATCGAGAAATCCAGTGACGGAACTGCCGGTTTTACTTGCAAGCGCGGCGGCGTCAGGAAAGTCGTCGTCCTTGTCCGTCTGGACAGTAACGTAGACCTCCGCATCGTCATCCGCTTTCAACGTCGGAAAAACGGAATCGGAATACTTATACTTGTAAGGCTCTTTGAACGACATGGAGCCTGAAATCCAAAAGCACTGGATGTTTTCGCCTTGATCGCCCAAGTAGTCGTCTGAAACGTGCTTGATGTATCCGTCAGAACAACCTATGTACAATTCGCCATGATAGCGTGTCATGCACGTTGCGGGAAAGCTTGTGTAGACGTACCATGTGTTGTTTTCAGTGTTGTGAATGACCGCAACGCCATCCTCGATAACGTAATATTCGTGTGTGAAATAGTCGTAGTACGCAAACGCGCTTTCCAAATCCATTTCCCCAAGCGTAATCTGCGCCCGGTCTGACACGCGCTTTGCGTTCCGTTGATCTCCAGTAACGTTTCCGCTTGTCGTGGTCGCTTGCCACTCGTACACACAACCATCAAACAGCGTGCGGGGGTGGTTTTCAACAAGCACAGCCTGGCTGTATCCGACAGACCCAACTTCGGCGTTCACGGTGCGGATGTAGAATCCTGGTGTTGCCGTACCGCTTGGAAGCGTAATTGTATCGTAAGACACGCTGTACGCCGAATCTGTCTTGAAAATTAACAGGCGGTCGTAGTGCTTAATCATGCTGGTTATCGGCGTGCTGGTATCGCCCGCGTCAAGGATGTTCAGGTCGGGGAAATAGTCCGCTCTCGCGTTTCCGTCCTCGTCCAGTCCGCTGTAAAACGCCCTGTTTGTGCCGTCGCCGTAGATGAAAACCCGGTTTTCGTTTGCACCGTTGTACAGCGTCGCAAAACGCATTGCTTCGACGTCGGCGCGATATGTTTCCGATACCGTGTAGCCAATTTCGTAGGTGTTTGTTCCTTCAGGTGGCGCTGACGTAAACGTGACACTTTCCTTTGTGCCCGCTACCGTGTAATCAGTCGTGATAGTCAGCGTTGCGCCAGTGGCAACGTTTTTGACGTAATCAACGCTCGCAATCGTAGCCGTGCCAGCTTCCGGAAGCGTAAAGGTCGCGCTGCCACCGGGAGGCGATATTTGAAACCGGCGCAGGCCATTCAGCTTGTTAATCTGCTCACGCTCAGTGCCGCTTCCGCTTATCCCTGTCGCCACCGTAATAAGTGGCCTGTATCCGATCACGTCTGAGATAGGATAAAACCAATCGGTTTCCGTCATCGTCAGTTCGGTTTCGTCGGTTGCCGTGCCTGTTGAAAACGATATCGCGTCGCCATTGATCGTTAGCTCGTTGTCGTCTATGTTGTAAACAATAACGTCGCCCGCGCTTACTTCTGGCATGGTAAAGATATAGTCGGTGGAGTCGTGTGTAAAATAGTAGTCGCCGGTTTCCGTTCCGTCTGCTGTGTAAGTCAATGCGTCAAAGGTTGAAGCGTCCCACTCCTTGTAGTCAACGCCATCCATGATGTACAGCTTTTCGTCAAATCCAAACAGACAAACGCTGTTGTTCGTGTTGATCGTGCCAATGATCTTTTTGCTCCAAACGCCGTCCGCTTCCGTGAGCGCCCACAAGCACCCGTCACAAGCGGCAACAAGGTGTTCGGTCCCACCTATATACCCACTCCAAATGGCCCGCACAGCCTCGTCCAGCGGTGCAGCAGAGGCGCTAACTTCAAAGAAATTCCACCGGTACGCGTCTGAGTCTCGATATGTCACTGCGTAGCCGCGAAAATCCGAGTACGTCAGCGTGAATCCAACAGCAATAGAGGAACCATCAAGGCCGGTTACATATTCCGTAGTGCCTTGGACTGTAGAGCTATATAGCCTGTAAATTGTACCGTTATACACAAAATAGTATCCAACGTACGCATAGTGATTTCCCGCCGAAACACCTACGGGCGTACCCGTCACAACAACAGCACCATTAGAAACCGCAATGCCCGGATAGGCAATTACGCTCTGGACACCCGCAATGGTTGTAAGCGTCGTGCTGATGCTCACGCTGCCGCCCGTAACGGCTGTACCACCCTCTGACGCCTCTGAAAACACGATGTCGTCAAATTTGTAGACCTTAACGCCGTCTGTGTAGTAGTAGTCTGTATAGCTGGCATGGTTTGTGTAATTGACGGAAACGGGAGTGCCGGAAACGCTTGCAATTCCGGTGTCGCTGACGCTCATTTCGGGATACATGTTATACGCGTCATTCGTCGTGTTGTACTCGGTGAACAGCGTCACGGCTTCAAGGGACACGCTTTGCTCGTAGCCGCCCATAAGTCCGGCAACGTTTGATGTCCCCGGACGCTTCTGCAAGTTGTATTCCTTGGTGATTTTGGCGTTCTGCATAGAGACAGCTTCGCCCATCTTCAAATCGGCGTCACCGTCAACGCACTCGTTCACGCCGAGGAATTTATCAATCACGTATACCTTTTCGTCGTTAAACTCCTGTATGGTTGCCATTAAATCATTCCTCTGCGCCGTACGAATAATCGGTTATGCCATACGAATCTTCAATTGCTGAAAACTCCTGCGGCGTCTGCGCCAGCTCCGCCAGCTTTTCGCGGTATTTCTGCTCATGGAAGTTCGCCAGAGTCCGGTTCTCGTCCGCGAACAGCAAGGAAATGACCGCATGGGGCAGGACGGCGCGCGCAAGCGTATCGTCCAAGTCCACAGCGTCACCAAGCGACTCAACGAACGTCGGAACGGGCTTATCTCCGGCTGTGACGCTTCGCGTGTCCGAATACTTGTACAGCTCCGGCAATATGGCGTTGATCGTCGGTATCATACGGTACTTGTATTCAAGGTTGCGCGACGTGTCGTAATTGCCGTTTTCCAGGTTGTCCGACAGCGTCATTGCGGCCTCAAATACCTGTAATGCGGTCGTACTCATAAGCTGCTCCTCTGAGGGGCGTTGCCGCCCCTCCTGTTACTGTTCGGTTGCCGCTGTGACGATTGTCACGTCCTCAGTCATCGTGAGTTCTGCGGGGCTTGTAGCCGTCCTCCGCCTCCGCCGTCACAGTCAAAACCGTCCCGTGATCGACGGACGCGCCCGTGGTGACAGGCGTTTCGCCATCCGCTACGGCAAGGCTGCTGTTTTCGCCCTCAGTTACATTCAGTACGTGCGGCAGTTCGCCAAGGACGTCAGCGGCAGCGCCGTAGCTGGACATATCCAAGGCCCACGTTCCAGCGGGTGATGCAACGTATTTCAACCCGCTTGCGGCAATCGCTGTTGACCCGCCGACGCACGCGGGCAGGGAAGTGAGGTCGCTACTCAGGTCAACGGAAAACTCGTAGTAGTCTTTCACGCCGTCAAGATATGTGTGCTTGATTATTTCAAAAGCCATAGTGTCCTCTCCTTATGGGGATGGGGCGGGGGATGCCCGCCCCATTTTCTTACGCCGAGTAGGACGTCTCGGAAATCGGGCTGTTGACGTAGCCCGTAGTTGCGTAGCCGTAGGCGCGCAAGGTCTGTCCTGCCGTCAGCGTGACACCGCTAGCGAACGCGGCTGCGAGAACCGTAACCGCCGTGCTGGACGTTTTCGGGTCTGTGCCGTCCACAGTGTACTTGACGCCGGTCGCATTCGTGCAGGCAAACGTGATGCTGTTGCTCGTATTCGTCAGCGTCGGAGCCGCCAGCATGCCAGCCGTGGCGTACACGTAGATGCCGTTGACTTTGTTGCCGAGCACGAAGCTGTCGTGATAAAAGCGGCACTCGCCAACGTCGGCGTCGTAGCCAAGCGGGTTTTTCTGCACACGCAGGGTTTTCAGCTTCATCGGGTCAACGGTCGCGTCTTTGTACTTGATAATAAAGACAACGCCGGTCGGGAAGTAGCTATCGGGAACGGGGATAACCGGCATACCGTCAAGCGTGCCAACGGAGCCATTTACAACGGCTTTGTTCGTCAGGCTTTCGGACGCAAGCACTTCGGTTGACAGCTTGCACTTGATAAAGTCGGATTCCTTGATGAACAGCGCACGGCCCTTTTTCGGCACAAGCTTGTTGCTCATGGCCGCACCGCCAGTCATGATCGCCGTGACCGCCGTGCTTGCCGTCAGCGCGGATCCGACTGTGCCGAGTCCAGCACCATTAGCCCACTTGTTGAAGCGGTAAATGTCGATGGCGGGCGTGCAAACCTCGTCCCAATTGGATTTCAGCTGTTCGTTGCAATGCTTGATGTTCAGCTGGTCGGCGGCGTTGCCGTGGTCGATGGCAAACGAGAACGCCTTGTCCTGTGACATGGTGAGCGTCTGCACGGTGTCGCCAAGCTCGACGATAGTACCAAAGCGCGCGCCCGCAACGTTCGTCCGGTCGTAGTTGCCGAGAGTGACCTTATCGACGCTGTATACCTTGATGCTCTGCACGCCGTCGAAGTCATACCTTTTGCCAGCGTACGCGTCCGTGATGGACTGCTTTTTAAACCGCTCGTCGATAAGCGGCGAATATTTGGTTGTAAGATTAACAGCCATTTTATGTATCCTCTCTACCTATGGCTGCAATCGCCATAGGATTTAATCGTCTGAATACCAAGCGGCTACCATCGGGTCAAGCGCGGCACTTTTGCCGGACGAACTCCGGGAGCCGGTTGATTTTTTAGCGTTCTCTTTCGCCTTGCGCGCGGCTTCCAACTCAGCTTCAAGCGCTTTAACGCGCTCTTTTTCCTTGTTGTTTTCCCACTTCTGATAAGCGGCAAGGAGCGTCTTTCCGCCCTTGACTTCCGCCCACACTTC